AGAAGCTCGTTTGTGCCGTCTTTCAAATTACTTTATGGGTGGGGAGACGGGAAGCGTCAACCTAGTCAAAGGAGTGTATTTCAAAGACGGCACAAACGAGCTTCTTTCGATTACGGGGGGATATGCAGCCAAGAAATCAGGCGGTTCATATTCTCCAATAGCAGGAGCTTCCTTTGCGTCAGGATATAACGCCCAATCGGTTGAAATTCAGAATAACGTCTATATCGTCAATGGAGTAGATAAGATCACGAAATACGCCGGAGGAGACTTAGTTAGGTTCAATCCTTTGTCAACGCCAGCAAACGTAGCGGCAACAATGGTATCAGGGGCGAGTATAAACCCGTCTAGGACGTATTCGTATCGAGTTACAGCCCTTTCACCGATAGGAGAAACGCTAGGAAGCACAAGAGCTTCAGTAGTATCAGGGCCACAAGACCTCTCGACTTCTCTTTTAAGGTTAAGTTGGGACGCTGTCTCAGCCGCAAGTGGTGACTTGATCGGTTATCAGATATACGGACGCAATTCGGGAGACGAAACCTTTTTGGCAAAGGTCAACAAAGATACGACTAAATGGGACGATACAGGGGATATAGAACCTAGTTTATTAACGGGAACGCCAAGTGCCGATACAACAGACGGGCCGATCTGTAAATACATTATTAAGTTCGGAGACAAACTTGTCTTAGGTGGTGTCGTAAATGAACCTTCAAGGGTGATGTGGTCAGGAGGAGGAGCAAATGTCGATAAGTTTCATTGGTCTTACGGCGGAGGATATGTCGATATAGCCAAAGATGACGGGGATCAGATAAGAGGACTTTACAGTTACCAGAATAACATAATCGTCTTTAAAGAAAGAAGTATCTGGCAGGTTACGTTGTCGGCAACAAGCGCAGGTTGGGTTTTACCAAGTGTCAAGCAAATCACGGCTTCGCACGGGTGCGTAAGTCACAGAACGATAAGGTCGGTAGAGAATGACATTTTCTTTCTTTCAAGAAACGGAGTCTATGTCTTAGGTTACGAGCCAAACATTATGGCTGATGTTCTAAGAACGAATGAACTCTCGGCAAAAATCAGGCCGACAATAGGAGGGATGAACGTTACTCAGATTGAGAACTCGTCAGCGATTTACTGGGACTATAAATACATCTTAACTTACCCGGCAAGTGGGGAAGGTGTAAATACCAAGATGATCGTGTACGACAGGGAGAGAACAGCTTGGATGGGGCCTTGGAATGTCGGTGCAAACGGATTTGAGCTTTATTACGACACAAATAATAACGAGAAACTTTTATACGGAGATACGGGGGACACTTATGTAACCGAGATGTCCAATTCGATTCGAGATGATAAGGACACAGCGATTGCAACCTTTTTAAGAACTAAAAAGGAAGATTTTAAGGATTGGAGTTTATTTAAACAGATAAAGGACGTATTTTTTAACTTTAGGAACGTATTAGGTAGCGTAGCGGTAAACATTAGGTTAGAAGGAAAAGCGGGAGAAACAACGACAGCCAAGAGCTTCACAGTTGAGTCTTCAACAGGAGCTAGTGGCTTTGGAACGGATCAATGGGGAACGGTCGAGTTTGGTCTTTCAAATAACATAGCTGGAAGTGCGCTAAACGAAATTATCAAGCAAAGCCAGTTATTAAAGACCGCTAGGGCAATACAGCTTGAGGTTCAGACCTCAAACCGAAATGACGTATATGAGTTAATAGGGATTCGTGCGGATGCTAGATTAAAGAGTTCAGGAGCAAGGCCGAGTCAATGGAGGGCTTAAATTATGGCACAAAATAAATTAAAATGGGCACCGACAGTAAACGCCTTTTCGACAACCTTAAATGGTGCAATTTCTGATACGGATACAACATTAACATTAAACTCTGTTACCGGATTACAGAATAAAGCTGGTATTTTAGTTATTGACCGACAGGACAGTTCTGGAAATGATACACCGACTAAAAGGGAATACATTTACTTTACCTCTATGTCTGTTGGTGGCAATTCGGTAACTTGTCCAAATGCTTCTCCTGATGGTCGTGGGCAAGGCGGATCAACTGCCCAATCCCATTCAGACGGAGCTAAGGTAGAGGCCATAATGGACGTAGATCAATGGAACGGGTTAGTAGATTCTTATGATGTTCAACACACGGACGCAGGTGGGCATGAAGCCATTACTTCTACTACGTTAGGATTGTCTTCTAACGCCTCAATCGCAGGTAATGTCTTTATTGCAAATAGAATGCAGTCTTTAGATGCTCTTATGTCAACGGCTTCGGTAGCGGGCAAACTTACTGTCGCTAATGCCGCTTTACTTTCGGTAGCTTCAATATCTGATAACGCAATTACAGGAAACTCTCTAGCCACAAATGCAATAACTCTTGGGTATGCTGAAAACCTCACACAAATAAATCCAGGTGCTGGTGCTAATACTCAATATGATATTTCTGGACTTACTACTACAGTAACAGTTCCAGCAGGAGGTAGAAGAATTAAAGTTACCGTCCAAGTGCCAGTAATAAGAACCGCAGCAACCGCCCCTATACAGGTTATTTTAGACATAAGGGAAGGGGAAACAATACTAGCTTCGATTTCAGTTTTGTCTTCCACCACAAACACGGGAAGTTTTGGAATAGTTACTTATTCGGCTATTCCAACAGCAGGTTCTCACACTTACAAAGCTAGTTGTTGGTGTTCTAGTGCGGGGGCGATATACATAGATGGGTCAACAACCACCCCGTCCTTTATTCTTGCAGAACTTATTTAGAAAGTAACTTATGACAGAACAAACAATCATACAACTGGGACTCGGTGGAGCAGCTTTAGGGATAGTCTTTTGGTTTATGCGTTGGATGTGCCAACATTTAGACAAGAATAATAAGACTTTGGATGATTTACAGAATGTTATAAAGAAAAACACCCAAGTTACAGATGAACTTGTAACTTATTTCAAAGCGTTGAACGGTAAGTTAATACCAAAGGAGTAATATGCTTAGTCGATGTTGGTCAGGTGATTGGAGAATTACACAAGGATTCTCATCTACCCACAATGGGCTAGACCTCGCAACTCCTAACGGGACTAATTTATATGCTCCCGAACTAGGGGTAATCCACGCCAATACTACAGTTCCTTCAAGAAATGGTGAGAAATACACTTGTTTTAGAAGTATAGACGGAGTGAGAAAGATTTTATACGTCCATATAGGCAGTTTTGAAGCTTCTGGAAGCGTTAAAGCAGGGCAACTAATCGCTAAATCGGACAATACGGGTTTGAGTACAGGCCCACACACTCATATCATCTATCGGGAAAACGATGTAGCCAAAGACCCGATGGCATATTTGGGAGGAGGTGCAGAAATGAACACGCCAGAAACAAATGAAATACTTTATAAATACATTCTAGGCAGACCCCAAGGAACGGCAGGAGACCCTGGTGCGGCAACTAACTTAAATAAACCTTTAGATGAAGTCTTATTGTTTATGTATAAAGGGCAAGAAGCCACCAATTTCAGGGCTTGGGTTGATTCGATGAGAACCGAATTTCCCAAACTTCAATCAACAATAGAACAACTTAAAACTTCCTTGTCGAACCAAGCTGCGGAAATAGAATCCCTTGAAAAAGAACTAGACCATTCTAATAAGGTTATTAACGAACAGGTAGTAAAAGTAGCCGAGTTAGAAGCTAAGGTGGTAGAACTATCCAACTTACCGCCTACAGTCTGTCCTGAGCCAACACAGAGCCTTGGTGAGCCTACATTCTCGTCAGTTTTAGAATCTATACGCTTACTAATTAAGAAATGGTTGGGGGTGAGTTAAATGAGTAGCCGATATTCCTTGAATGGTGTGGATTTAACAAAGGTACTAAAGAACGCAATTATCTTTTTAGCACCAGCACTTATCGTATTGGTTGCTAGTTTTAAGGATATAGTTCCGCAAGATGCCGGATGGGCGGTTGTGGCACTATTCGTATTAAATGTAGCGACAGATATCATTAAAAAATTCGTTGCAGGAAAATAATCAGCGCCGGAGTAAGGAGCCGCTACCATTATATTATTTTGGGAGACTAGCGGCTTCTTGCTTTTTCTACCTCTTGTATTTTTTAATTTGTTGCCTACAGTATGTAGTAGGTTGACAAATTGTTTACTAGCGTGGTAAGATTGTAGCATATGGATTCCACCAATTCCAACAACTCTAAAAATTTAACCCCCGTCAGAGACCCCTTAACTGGTGGAATCCACTCTGGCGGGGATTTGATTGTTAGAAAAGGTGACTATGAATAATGAATACCGCCAAGAACTAAAAGAAGTTAAAGCTGAGGCCATTAAAAGAAGGTTATACACACCAATTGAATATCAAAATTCTTATTGGTATAAAATAAACCCCTACACGAAAAGAAAACAGTTTATTATGCCTTCTCGGGAACCTCTGCCAGACCATTTAAAAGAACTTATCTTAAAAGAATTACTAATAGTAGAAGAGGGGATGATCAGTGAAAGAGAAAGGAAGCTAAAAATAATTAAAGATTTTGATTTAGATATTAAATGGTTCTTTGAAGAATTAGAAATAGCCGAATTTGCCGAATATTATGTGCTACAAAAATGGATTGGAAAATTGATGTATGGATGATGCTATTTACGAAAAAGCTAGAAAATCTCAAGAAAAGGCCCAAAAAGACTTAGATAAAAAAGATAATGTTTCTTTTATATCGTTTCTTGAGACGGATGAACTTATAGTAGAGGAGGCTAAAGCGACATCTGCGACACATGCTTCACGTGCAGTACCTATAGATAATAAAAATATATTTATTACATATAATAAGAAAAGTGGCGCCATAAATATCGCCGACCAAATAAAAATCTCCGAAAAAACATATAAGCCTATAAATGACAGACTATCCGAAAAGGGGGCAATACTATTACCAACAGAAACTGAAGAATATAATAGCGATAAAGATTTAGTAGCCGAGATAAAAAAATTCCTTTTCAATTACTTTGACTTAAATTCATTTTTCAAAAAGTTTTTCCCTTATTTAATTTTGTTTTATTGGATTTACGACAAATTCCCTTTTGTTCCCTATGTTCATTTTGTTGGGAGAACTAGTACAGGGAAAACTACCGCTATGGAGGTTTTCGGAAGTATCTGCTACAAGCCAATCGATGCTTCCGGCTCTATAACATTAGCGTCTATTTTCAGAGTATCCTCTACTTGGAAAGGAACACTTCTATTGGATGAGTTTGAATCGATTGGGGAATCCAACAAGGAAATAATAGCTTTCTTAAAAATGGGAGTAGGGGATAAGTTTGTATTACGAACAGAGGGGGATTCTAAAAAAGAGGTGGAAGCTTATTCTACTAAAGCACCAAAGTTGTTTACATCAGAAAATCCGGTTACTGATGCAGGGCTTCGTTCACGGACAATAGTCATAAAAATGGAAGAAAACAAAACAAGAATTCCTTTGTATAGGCTAAACAAATTTTTAGAAGATGCACAAACTTTACGAAATAAACTTCTTTTATGGCGTTTTAGAAATCTTAATAAAATAAATTTAAGAGACATAGAATACGGCATCACAGAATTATCCGGTTTTGATAAGCGTGTTCAGCAAGTTATTACTCCTATTTATTATTTAGCTGACGAGGAAACTAGAAAGGAAATTGTCGATTTTGCTGTAGAACAAGAAGAAGAAACTAAGAGAGAACGCAAGGAATCTACAGATGGGGCTATTTTTGAAATTATTTTTGAGAATAAAGGTAGAGAGGTGACATTAGATGAAGTTGTTAAGCAATTAAATGAGGAAAGGGAAGATATAGGATACAAAAAACCATTCTCGCCTAAATACTATGCGAATGTAATTAGACAAAAACTAGGTTTTGATATAAAAAGAAAAGGACACGAAAACACGCCAACAATTATTACAGAAAAAAGAGAAGAAAAAATAGACAGCTTGGCTATTTATTATGGTTTAGCGACACCCCCAGCAAGTGACGCAAGTATCGCAGATGTCGCAATAGAAGAGGAAATCGACCCAGATGCGTTACCATTTTGAGGGCTTGACAATCCCTTATAAAGTAGTATAATTGTAGCAAAGGAGGCTAGAATGACTAAAATAATAGACAACTCTAAACAATATAAAACATCTGCCGAACAGCTCGCTTATCATCAAGGTTGGATGGACGGAATGAATAACTCCCAGAGGATTCGGGAGGAAGTAGAAAAAGAGGAGGAAAAAGCAAATGGAAAAGACTAAAGAATCAAATAAAAAAGACCTACGCAGAGGGGGGCTGTACTGGAAAAAAGACCCAAAGATACCCTACCTTTCCGTGACTCAATCCCTTTCGATTATAGATAAGCCGCAACTTCGTTATTGGTTCGGAAAAATGGTCTATTGGGCTATGGTAGAAGATCCAACCCTACAAGAGCAAGAGGCTCTTTCAGCCCCGTATAAAAAATCAAAAGATGCCGCCGGACGTGGTACTACAGTTCACTCAATCATCGAAGTATATAAACATACAAAAGAACACATAGAAAACATACCAGAGGCATTTAGAGGTTATGCTAATGCTTTTAAAAGTTGGATCGAAGATAACGATATCGAGATTTTAGAAAACGAACGAACGGTCTTTTCTGAAAAGTACATGTACGCTGGAACGCTTGACATAGTAGCAAAAAACAAAAAAAGCGGTAAAGTCTTGATTGTTGATGTTAAAACCGGAAAAGATATTTACCCCGAAGCTTTCCTGCAACTCTCCGCCTACAAACAAGCCTTAGCCGAAGAAGGAGTCGGAATAAATAGCACCGCAGTTCTTCTATTAAAAGAAGATGGATCATACAAGTTTGAAGAAGAAGAAGGAAACTTTCAAGCCTTCTTAGCAACAATGATTCTATTTAGATGGAAAAATCCCGATATAGATGCTCTTATTAAAATTTATAGAAAAGGAGGCAAAAATGGAGCTTGACGATATTAAAATTAACGTAAGCGAAGGGGGAGATTATGAGTCGATCCCGGAGGATGTTTATGAGACAATGATCGAAAAAATCGATTCAAAGATGGCGCTTAACAGTTTTAGCGGTAAAGAAGAACTGACTTTAAATGTGGTCTTTAACATTACCGAAGGCGAATATGCCGGAAGGAAACTTTTTAGGAGGATTCGACCAACCATCTCAATCGGTAAACCATCAAATCTTTACAAGTTAGTTTGTGCAATAGAAGGAAAAGAATTGGATGGCGACTTCTTTGAAAACTTTAAGCTTTCCAGCTTACTAGGGAGGTTTGTAAGGGCAACGGTAAAGAATGTAACCAAAGGTGATAGAACCTACTCTAACATAGATGGGTTCTTAGCAAGCAAACTCGACAACAAAATAACTAAGAAAACGAAAAAAGACGAAGAACCTGACCCCGAAGAAGTAGTCAAAGAACTAGCGAAAGGAATAGACTAATGCAAATCGAACCGGAACAAAGTTTCCAATATTTACTCGATCCAAGATTCGATATGTCCGCTTTCGATGAGGAAACCCTTGCCGGTATCGGACTAGCAGTGGTACAGACCAAAACCAACTCCCAGCAACTGATCGGAAAACTTGCTATCGCCCAGGAGAAACTTACAAAGAGAGGATCAATGAAGGCCTTTGCCAGCGCATTACAAATATCCTTCAGTTCTTTACGGGCCTACAAGTGCGTAGAAGAACGCTTAGAAGGATTGGAAGTTCCGGCCGATTATACTTGGGGCGCACGAGCCGTCCTAGCGGCACAGGACAACCCAAAGAAAGTCCTAGCGGAAGCGATAGTTCACGGGTTAAGTTCTGCGGAATTCGTCCGAACATTCTCCAAAACAAAGGAAGAAAAGCACGAAACGGTTACTTGCCCGAATTGCCATAAAATCATCGAAATCTAAAGGAGGATTAAATGGACTTTACACCAAACTACAAATCACTGGGGCTAAACAGCCCCCAAGAAGCATTGAAGTATATGTTAGCGTGTCTGTTAAAAAACAGAAAACAGATCATTAAGTGCGGTCTTGGATCGGCTTGGAAGGTCGGGGAAAATAAACACGAAGCCATAGAAGAATTAGCGGAGGCAGTATTTATAATCGGCAGTCAAATGTTTTTCCTTCGTGAAATAGGTTTCGTTCCTCAATCAAAACTAAGAGTATGACAGTAGCTGTACACAAAGGAAATCGGCTTGAATACCAAATATGCTATGATCTGGAAAGCTCCGGCCTAGACCCAACCGCACGGCGTACGGGTATTCGGGGAAGGAGAAGCCAAAGCCCCAGAATTTCAGAGCCGGGGGATATAATAACCAAACTACCTTTTTGCATCGAAGCAAAAAACCAAGAGAATATTAAAGGATTTTATAAATATTGGAACCAAGCAGTTTCCCAAAACATTCCCCCTAAGTCCCCATTACTGATAATCAAGAGCAACAACAATCCGGCGTTAGCTGTTTTAGACTGGCAAGAATTCATTTTCGTTCTTAGGGCGGCCTTAAAGGGGGGCTATCCGGACTCTTGACAAACAGTTATAGATATGCTACAATTTTGATATATGAGATACAAAGTAGGAACCGATATAAAATTAGTTAAAAGACCGATACTAACAGACCGCCAAACCATAGAAATAATTTCTTGGGTAATTTTAATAGCCGGTTTGATTATCGCCGGTTGGCTTCTTTCCCAAATGGGTAAGCCTCCGATAGTAGATGGTCACATCTAGCTTCGTCACCGGCACTCGGTAAAAAGTAACATTGATACGGAGTGCCACTGAAGGGGTAAGATGAAACTAATATTATTTATAGCCACAGCAATAATTTTAACCTACATTTTAATTTGGGTTTTTCCGGAGATCATTATTAGATTGATTTGAAACAAACTGTCTAGCCGACAAGGCTGACTAGAAAAGGAGGTTTTATAAAATTTGAAGAATTGGCCAATTATCATTAGTTTAAAGGAGGAATATGAAAAGACAAGGCGATTTACTTATTAGAAAAATAGAAAAGTTACCAGAAGGGCTAAAGATTGACCCAACTAACATTATTGTTTTTGGGGAAGCTACAGGACATGCCCACCGACTTAATGGCGGTTCCGTCGTAAAGAGCAAGGAAGGTTTAATCTACCTTGATATCAAGAACAAGGCAGAGATAAGCCACGAAGAACATAAAACGATTAACTTAGAAGCTGGAAAATATGCGGTTGTTCGTCAAAGAGAATATTTAATGGAGGATATGGAAAGGTTGGTTGTTGACTGATGAAAAGAAAATACTCACTAAAAACTGAAAACCTTTTAAAGAGAATGGATAAAGTAGCCTTAAGGCAAGAGTATGTCTTCAACAAGGATAAAATAAAGACTCTGATAGATAAAGTTTACATCTTTTTGAAATTGGACGTACCAAAAGTTGTTTTCTGTAAGGACATAACAGATGAACGATTTGCTAGGGCTGCTGGGGTTGCTGGGGATGCTTGGGCTGCTAGGGCTGCTGGGGCTGCTAGGGCTGCTGGGGCTGCTGGGGTTGCTGGGGTTGCTGGGGATGCTTGGGCTGCTAGGGCTGCTTGGGTTGCTGGGGATGCTAGGGCTGCTAGGGCTGCTGGGGCTGCTAGGGCTGCTGGGGTTGCTGGGGATGCTTGGGTTGCTGGGGCTGCTAGGGCTGCTGGGGTTGCTGGGGATGCTTGGGTTGCTGGGGATGCTTGGGTTGCTGGGGATGCTGGGGCTGCTAGGGCTGCTAGGGCTGCTGGGGCTGCTAGGGATGCTGGGGCTGCTGGTAGTGATTATGATTTTGATTACTTTGTTTTTGAACACGAATACCTACAAACACACAAAGGTAACAAGAATGACAGGAAAGCATTAAAAGCCTACGAGTTTTTCTTTGAACTGAAAGAAGCGGGAATGGGTTATTTTGCAGAACAAGAAGGTAAATTATATGTGTGCCCAAACCCAATAGTTAATTTAGATTCAGAACTTAAATACCATTCAGAAACAAAACCTGCTATCTACTGGAAAGATGGATTGAAACTTTATTATTATCACGGGGTAAATGTACCAGAAAAATTTATCCTTACTCCAAACAAACTCACTAAAAAAGACTGGTCTAAAGAAACAAACGCTGAAGTTAGACGAGTAATTCAAGAGCGTATGGGCGAAGACTTTGTCAAGAAAATCGGTAGTAAGATAATCGATACAGGCAGTTTAGGAAAACTCCACGAGATAAAATTACCAGACGACCCAGAGAAAATAGCCCGCTATGTAGAGGTTAAAGATTCCTCGACTGAGAGACGATATTTCTTACGAGTTCCACCAACAATAAATAAAGCTAATGAAGGTGTTGCTTGGACATTCGGTTTAACAGAAGAAAATTATAAACCAGAGGAGGAATCTTAAATATGAAACAACTAGAAAAGGAGGATTGAATGACAGTAAAAACAATTAAGAACAACCAGATAATACTAAGTAGCTATTATAAAGCCTACGCTTTTGAGTCGGTACAGAAACAATTAACAGAGGATTTAACACAGGCCGCACAAACAGAAACTAAGTTGAAGGAGGGGTTTAAGTGAAAAAAGTTCTGATAAAAGTAAACAAAAAAAGAGATTGGGAAGAAGTAGAGGTTATCAAATATGACTATGATGGCGACCACTACCAATCTAATCCAGAAGAATGGCTAACAATAAAGCTCGATGGAAAAATAATAGCGTTAAGAGGTAAAAGTGGTGAATTTCAGACAGTTAGGGCAAAAGGTTACCCAGGTTATATAAAAGTAAAATTTATAGAGGAAGCAGAACAAGCTATAAAGGAGGTATTCTCTAAATGATGATAAAAATAGACGAGGGATTGGAATACTATGCTATCTATTCACCAAAAAACTTTGGAGAAAAAGACCTAGACAATACAGTATTTGTAAAAAAAGACCTCCATAGCTTAGTAAGTAATATGATAATTTCCTTTTTAAGAGATACGCAAAACAAATCTAAGGAGAAGTATGGCTAACTTTGAAGAACGATTTGAGAGGTTTACTTATAAAACAAAACCTGTGGGGGCGAAGAATGAAGCTAAGTTCTTCAAAAGCGAGGCTACCCCAAACAGGGTAAAATCCTTCATAAAATCTGAGTTAAATAATTTACTCGATAGGGTGTTGGGACTTTGCGATGACTATTACAACGATAAATTCAATGAGAGTTGGACTCAAGAACAAAGGATTGAAAGAGAAAAAGAGTTTCTTGACGATGTAAAGAAAATTAGGAAGTCTATTTAAATGAAAGCTTGCCCGAAGCATAAAATTGAAAAGATAGACCAACTGGCAAAAACAATCTTTGCTAAGACGCTAGGTTATGGTGTATTTAAAGTTCATTTCAATCACGGTAGATATACAATGGAAATCCTTGACATTTGTGCTAAAAATGGTACAATAGAGGCAAGTAAATAGCTTCCGAAAGACTGCGAAAGCCGTACTCGGAAGCACACTCCGTACTCGTGAGAAGATTGCCGGAACGCCGTACTCACGAAAGACCGAGTTACTTAACTTCAAGTGAAGCTAGGTGGCTCGGTTTTTTATTTGCACATTAAATCAACTTTAACATCGGGAGCCGAAGCACATTTACACCTCCTTTTAAGGGTAATTCCAATTCACACTCCGGCTCCCGACCAAAAGGAGAATTATGGAAGGAACTTTAAGGGATTAACAATCCCGCAAAGCCACTTCTTTGGCTGTTCGGAGCCTTAGTTGTGGTGGTTCTTCTCATCATCACTTTAATAGTGACAGGTGACGGCAGGGCAAAAGCCGAAACGCAACTTGACCAAGTTAAAGACGAATTAAAGAAGTTGCAACAAGAGAATCAAAAACTGAATAAGGAGTTAATAGTAAAGAATGAAACACGCAAGGTTGAGAAAACTCAAGTTATTAAACCCTCAACTAACCGTGTTGTCTCTGTATCACCGGGTAAGGAAGGAATTGCATCCGAAATCAGACGAACTTTCAATAGTGAGTTTGCGGTTAAGGTCGCTATTTGCGAAAGCGGACTTAACCCTTTGGCGGTTGGGTCGCATGGTGAGAGGGGGATTTTCCAAATTCACCCAGTCCACATAAGTAGTTTACAAAAGGTTGGGTTTACTTGGAATGATATGTTCGATTATCAAAAGAACATTCAATACGCAAAACTTTTATACGGTTGGCAAGGCTGGAGTCCGTGGTCATGTTCAAGAATGATATGAACCTAGTAAATAGAAACATAGCAAGACATATTCAAATGAGAAGAAGAAAAAGGGAATGGAATTATCTTTTAATAATCTTACTTCTTTTTCTAGGATTCACTTTTATTTGTTTTAGTTATCTTTGTCTAGGGATAGCGATTTGGCTAATAGCTTTGATTTGGGCTTTGATATGAAGAAGAAAAATAATCACGCACAATATAGATTACGAAAAAATCATTATAAAACTAAAGGAGGAGTTATGAAAGTAACTGATGAAGAATATAACCATTTAAATCACGAAGGTAACGGGAAGATAGAATGCCCATACTGTTTACACGAAAGAATATCCCGTCTTGAAAGGATAGTAAAGAAATCTTTTAGCCAACCATCTTTAATAAGTGAGGAATTGAAGGATTTATGAAAATACTTTGGGAAAAAGAAAAAAGTTTTCTAATCAGGTTATTTAAACGACACAGCTGCGCGTCTAACTTTGAAATGGTGGAAAGTATCCCTATGGGTATGATTCGCTGTAAAGTCTGCGGTAGAACACCTAACTTTTTAGAGGCACAAGGTTGGGTGGGCTTACATACCGAGCCGTATAGAAAGGGTAAAAAGTGAAAGACCTTAACCTGAAATGCGTTTGTAAATGTAGCACCAGACTGCAACTTGAAGATTTTGGTGACGGGTTACTATCTATAGCCGTTACCGAGAGAAGAAAGAAACAAGGCATCGGAGTAATTTTAGATGAAAAGGAAATTAAGAAAGTGAAAGAGTTTTTATGTCAGCTAATAACCAAATCCTAATTAAAAAAAGTCTAGGGGGTTGGGAAGTCTTTGACAATGACGTTGATACCCAAATGGGTAATTTAGTAGGAATGGACAGGTCTTTAAAAAAAGCGATTAAAATGGCGAATGATTATATGGAAGAACACGAAGTTGAGTACGGCTTGAATGTGGAGCTGTGATTATGAAAAAATACCAGATAATTTATGCTGACCCACCTTGGGATATAGGTTCTTACGCAAATATGAGGAAATGGCCGACTCAGCTAACAGATAAGTACCAAACAATGTCGTTAGAGGAACTTAAAAAAATAAATGTAAAAAGTATTACCGCTTCGGATTGCGTGTGTTTTATGTGGGTAACTCTAACCACGTTGCCTAAAGGACTGGAACTTTTAAAAAGTTGGGGGTTTAAATATCATATAACGCTTACTTGGGATAAGGGGGGAGGATGGAGTTCGGTGGGGTTTCATAGAAGAACGGAATTAGTATTAGTTGGTTTCATAGGACGGATAACTAGAATTATTAAGCAATTAGGGAAGTACATCCCTACAGTTTTTTATGAGAAGAAAACATACCATTCAAAGAAACCAGAAATAATGTACCGCTTTTTAGAGGATAGAACGATAGGTAATAAAATAGAACTCTTTGCCCGTCAAAAAACAGAAGGTTGGGATGTCTGGGGCAACGAAGTAGAAAGTGATATAGAACTTTGATTGTTGCTAGCTTGGTATGGGGAATGTAATAAACCTGAAATAAAAATAAAATCAAACCCGAACGTACCAAGCTTGGAGCAATTAAAGGAGGAACAAATGCTTTACCTAGTCCTTGGTGAAAGAATAAATGGAGAACTGGAAAAGCACCTTCTTATAGCAGTAACGGAAGAGGATTTGAAAATCATAGAACCAGCGATACAACGCATACTTCGGAATGGTCTAAACCCTGATTTCGGTATTCAAGTCGTGAGGGGAGAAGATGAAAAGAGCAGTAAGGACAGTCAACGGTAAGACCGAATGGGAAGAAGCAGGCCCAGCTGATAAAAGAAGTTGGAGGTTGAAAGATGATGTGCCTTCTGATACTCACCGATGGCCGATGGCGAGAGCAAGAACTCCCAGACGAGTTCCTAATGCAAGCGGACAAAAGGCTACACCACCGAGGAGATGAAAGGGTTGTAGTCACTATTCTTGACGAGGACACGGAAGTAGAGGTCGAATACGACTGCAAAGATATCCTAATGGACTATTGCTGGTTCAACGGGAAGTTCTGTAGGTCGGATAGTTAGGGAGTGGTACGGATGTAGTAAACGCATCACTCCCTTAAATCTATGAAATGTTTACGCTGTAGAAAAGAATCAAAATATAAAATAACAAACGAGTATTGTGCAAAATGCCGGCAACATATTAGAGAAAGCGGCTATTTTAAAGGAATTTATAAAGAAGTTGGGGTGAAAGTAAGAGATTTATTAGGATACAAGAAAACTTAGACTTCCGCACATGAAAAGCGGGGGCCGAAGGCAAATAGATAAGGAAGTTACGATCTGTACAAACACAGGCTTCAATCAAGAAGCGTTCGGCTTCCCGAATACTATGACTAATAAAGATTTACCTAAACCGGCAAAGATAGCAGCTACTAATGCACTAACAGAACTTCAATTTACACAAGAGAAAATTGCAGAAATACTTGATGTTGGTAAAAGAAGTGTCGAGAGGTATCAAAAAGAAGAAACACCAGAGACTTGGCGAGAGTTTGGCGAGGGTATAAAAAAAATAGTATTTGTTAAAGAAGAAAAAATAGCGGCAAAAGCATTAAGTGAAATAGAAAAGAAAATGCCGGAAGCAAAGTTCTTTGAATTAGTAGGTTTATATAAAACAATTAGAGAATTACAGCAACCAAAAGGTATAGGAGTAGCGACTCAAGTAAATGTATTCAACAAAGTCTTAGAAGAAGAACGAAAAGAATTTAACTTATAAATGAAAGAATTTATTTGTAAAAGGTGTGGTAAACATTTTAATTCTTCCCCTTCTAGTAATAGAAAATTTTGTAGTAGGATTTGTTTTTATGCAACAAGAAAGGGAGAGAAACACCCGTACTTAGCGGGAAGTAATAACCCTAATTGGGTAGGGGGATTACCAAATTGTGTTGATTGTGGAAAGAAACTATCAAATTATCATTATAAAAGATGTAAGAAATGCAACAATACAGGTGAAAGAAGCCCCGCTTGGAAAGGTGGGGTAACACCGGAGATTAGAAAATTAAGAATGTCAGCCGAATATAGGGCGTGGAGAGACCTTGTTTTCAAGAGAGATAATTATACTTGTGTTTGGTGCGGGATAAAAAATGAAGATGGTCTAGGTAAAACAATTCGGTTGAACGCAGATCATATTAAAAGGTTTTCTGAATATCCAGAATTAAGATTTATCGTGTCCAATGGAAGAACACTTTGTGAAGATTGCCATAGGGAAACTGGAACATTTGGAAGACTAAGGAGGGTGGGTGGTTATGAACTACAAAGACTTTATTGAACACAGACTTTCTATTGTTAATAAAAGTAGTGAAGAAGTACCTTTCATACTTAATACAATTCAAGATAAATTTTTGATTCAAGATTATTCCCCGTGGATAGCAATTTTGAAAGCGAGGCAGCAGGGTTTCAGTTCGTTAATACTGGCGATGTTTACGGCAGACTTTATTTTAAAGGATAACTCAAGATCAGTTATTATCGCTGACATAGCCGATAATGCGATGGAACTTCTTGATAGGGTCAAGAGGTTTTTAAAATCCTATGAAGAGAGGATGGGATTAAAGATTCCTCTTAAATACAATAGTCGTTATGAGCTTTTTAATGAATCAACCAACGCACGCTATACAATCGGCACAGCAGACAACTACGACTTTGGAAGAAGTAAAACTATAACCAATTTGCATTTATCCGAATTTGCTTTCTACCAAAATTCAGAGAAAATATTGGCTTCTGCTTTACAAGCTGTAGTTCCTGATGGCCGTGCAATCATTGAGACAACCGCTAACGGATTCAATTTCTTTAAGAACTTCTGGAATGAGTGTGAGAGAGGTGAGAGGACATTTAAACCATTATTCTATCCGGCGAGTGCTTTTTACTCACCAGAGTTTTTAGAAAGAAAGAAACAAGAACTTAAACAATTATTTGACCAGGAATACCCGGAGAGCGCTGAAATGGCGTTTATCACAAGCGGGGATAGTTATTTCGATAAGCAAGCGTTGCAAGTTTATCTAAAGAATGTAAAGGAACCAATACAGAATGGTTTGGCGACAATATAGACAACTAGAGGAAAATGAACACATTGTGGTTGGTGCTGATACCGCAGCCGGTGGAAGAGACTATTGCGCAGTTCAATTCGTATCCAAAAAGCACATTGACGTACCGCTTGTCTATCATAGTAGGGTTTTAGCAACAGAAATGACTAATGCGATACTGCCGGTACTTAATAAAATTTATGACATTACGCACGTTATACCAACTATTGCGTATGAGAGAAACAATGGCGGATTGTTTGAAATGGAACGCCTTGCTAGTTTAAACCGGGAAGGTAAGTTCCATATCTTTCAAATGCCTACCTATGGGACGATTGATTCCGAGCAGACAACTAAATTAGGTTGGGACACAAACACAGCGACCAGACCTAAAATGCTCTCAGACTTAAAAGAAGCTATAGATAAGCAAGTCTTGAGGTTATACGACAAACCAACT